TGCGTTGTCTCTTCCTCTCCTCTAAGAGCAGAAGGTAGGAGGCAAAATTGGCCCCTAGCCTCCTTATATATTAAGGAAAAAAAGTTGGTCACATGGGTGTCTAGGCACAAGGCCAGCTTTATATGAATGATTTGGCAGCCGTCCAAGGAAGGTTGGCTGTTGGCCAAGACAGGGATTACGTAAAAGGAGGGGGGGCCAAATGCCCTGGAAGTTTTCCAGGTTGCGGAAGCAGTTTGGACGCCGTCCCGGACACAGCCGTTTCAAGTGGCTGAGGTAAATCATGTGGCACATCATGCCAGGACCAGAAGGAGGGTGGATGTGCTGCTTGCGCCAAGTGGCACAGGGAGTACTTAGAGGCCTTCTTCACCTTCTGAAAGTTAACCCTTGCAGGTCACGCACTAGGGCAAGACTTAGATTTTCTTTCAGAAAATCATGAATACAGTACTGTTTTTGCAGACTCCCCGCCATCACCCGCGGAAGGATATACCGCGCTGGCCAAGACGGGCAGTAGGTGACAGAAAAAAAAGAAAAGAAGAAGGACAGCCCCCTCAACTGTTCTTCCCTGTGACGGGGTCTTCACGGGTGTCACCTGAATCCCGGTTAGAGTCTGTGGAGGAAGAGATTGTGGAGGAACCTGTTGAAAGTGAAACTCATCCAGCACCTCCATCACCTCCAAGAACAGCACTCAGATACGAGGAGCCTGAGAGTCCTCACAGAGGATACATCCATCTTTAGGTATGGGGGGAATATTAGCCTTAGCAGCTGCGGGTGTGGCTGAAAGTATTGAACTAGCTTCAGTGACAGGATTAGCAACTGAGGCTATAGTATCAGGAGAGGCTGCAGCTACTTTGGGAGCTGAGGTAACCTCTTTGGCAATTACTGAAGGCCTTTCAGAAGCTGAGGCACTGACTGCCATGGGTTTAGGAGGTAAGACATGGTGAATTTGGTGGTGGGGACTGGATAGGTTGGTCTGTGACTGAGAGGGTGTTCCTTTTGTAGGAGAAACTCTATCAGCACTTTCTGCACCACCACAGCTTCTCCAGCAGGCAGCAACCTACGCGGCCCTAGCACATGGAGGGGTTGCAGCAGGAGGCCTCCTCGTCGCGGGCATAAAAACCCTTGTTGACAACTCACATCAAGTGGCCTTAGGACCTCCCCTAACTGTCACTCCTGCAACAGTAGCCAGCATGGCTTTAGTACCTTACAGAGAAGAAATTGACATTCTTTTCCCTGGTGTGCAATGGTTTGCTAGGAATGTTCACTATTTTGACCCTACCTTCTGGGCGTCTGAACTTTTTAGAAATTTTCTCACGAGTTTAAGGACTGAGGCAGGAAGACAAATTGGCTATGCTACCACTGAAGTAGCAAGATACACACAAAGAACAACCAGGCAGGCTGTGCAGGCTGTGATTGCCAGGCTCTTGGAAGAAGCACAGTGGGCAGTGTCATCTGTAGTATCCAGTAGTATTGAAAGTGTAAGAAGGGCTTATGCTGGATTAGGTAGGGTGTACACCCAGTTGGGCGCATATTACACAGAACTAGGACCCTTGCGGCCTCCACAGATACGGGCTGTCCTTGAAAGGGTGCATCAACTTGAAATGCAAGAAGAGGCGCTTAAAGTGCCTTTGAGTGGAGAAAGAATTTACAAACAGGAGCCAGTTGGAGGTGCAGAGCAAAGACAATGTCCTGATTGGTTGTTGCTACTGATTTTAGGGATTCTGGATCAAAACTACAGCTTCACAGAAGATGGCTTGCAAGGCCAAAGGAAAAGGAAGACCAGTACCAGCACAAGTTCCAAAACTAGTGCAAAGAGGAGGCGTTGAAATACTTGGACTTAGAACAGGGACTGATTGTATCTATAAAGTAGAGGTATTTTTGAATCCTAGAATGGGAGATAAAGATTTTTCTTTTGCTAAAAGTACAATGCTACATTCTGCTGTGTATGAAGAGCAAGACAAGCCAGCTGTAGGGGAAATCCCTACGTACAGCGTGGCAAGAGTCCAGCTACCTATAATTAATGAGGACATGACATGTGAACAGCTTTATATGTGGGAGGCTGTTGCCTGCAAAACAGAAGTTGTTGGCGTGCCCTCTCTTATGAATCATCATAGTGGCCTTAAAAAACAATATGCTAATGGCCCAGGTATTCCTATTGAGGGACCCTCTTTGCATTTTTTCTCAGTTGGTGGGGAGCCACTTGAGGTGCAAGCAGTTCTACTTAATTTCAGAACAACCTATGAAGCACCACTTGTGTCTCCTGGCAACAATGAAAAGACACTTTCAGTGCTAAACCCTAAAAACAAGGCTGTCCTGGATAAAGATGGTGTCTATCCTGTTGAGGTGTGGTCTCCAGATCCTTCCAGAAATGAAAACACAAGGTATTTTGGTCACTTTACTGGGGGCCCTACCACACCTCCAGTTCTACAGTATTCGAATACTGTGACTACTGTTTTGCTAGATCAGGATGGTGTAGGCCCACTTTGTAAAGGGGATGGTCTTTTCCTTACTTGTGCAGACATTTGTGGGATGCAGATAGACTCAGACAGTAGAGCATACTGGAGAGGCCTGCCGAGGTATTTTGAGGTGACACTGAGGCAGAGAGTAGTTAAGAATCCTTATCCAGTAAGCACACTGCTAACTTCCTTGTTTAATGGGCTTAATCCAAGGGTTGAAGGGCAGCCAATGAGTGGAGATGATAATCAGGTTGAAGAGGTCAGAGTGTTCTGTGGAACAGAGGCAATCCTTGGGGACCCAGATCTGAAAAGGTTTTCAAGCCAACTACAGCCCGCGTGCCCCCCCTGCACAGCAGTACTTGGGAACTGAAAGAACTTCAACCCTGCAGGGATGCTGCTATGGCACTCCCGGTAAGGCGTCAAGCCAATGGCCATTCCATCCGGAGCTGTGGGTTCGCGCCTCACGTTGCGGCCAAGCGGGGTAGTCCCTCACCGGGTTGCCACGGCGCATTCCCTTTTAAAAAACAACACCTGTATATTTAAAGAGTTTATTGCCATATGCATGTGAAGAATATTTGCCACAGTATTTAATAAATGTTATTTGCCACACAGTGTTAAAGCTTTAAAGATAATAAAGGTTAATTTTCGCATTTTAGCTCAGGTGTTGTGTCTCCTGTATCAGGGTTAACAGACAGAGTTTCAGCATTGTCATCAAAAACAGTTCTATAAAACTCCTCAGTTATATCTGCATTTGCCTTTGCCCTTTCAGTAGTGTCTAAAATATCTACACCATTTGCCACATTTTCAAGCATTTGCCCAAACCTGGTAATACTGATATTTTTATCTATGACTTCTTTCCAGTGAGCAACTTGTTCCTGTACCTTTTCATGAAACTTATCCATTGGGCAATACCACAATAGAGCCATAAGCAATGTCAAGCCACTTTGCAAAATTCTGTTTTGGCCCAGTTCTGGAGTCCTAAATAGGGAATCCCTCAGACACTTTCTTCTGTGGAACAATATAACCTTTGAGAACCTAATCAGTAATGTCTCAGGGACTTTGTATTCATTCATAGTCACCAAACCAGGCGGAAAAATTTGGCTCCTCTTATTCATATGTTTCTTTTCCAAATTAACTTTGACACTGCCATCAATGTAATCTCTTAAATTATCAAGGTTGGCAATACCTTGGCCACTGGTAAGATTCTTATTTTCCTCTGGCTGCCCTTTTACATCCTCAAAAACTACTGTGAATTCATCAATTGCCACTCCAAGCTCAAAATTAATTCTATCAAAGGGAAGGTTGATATTCAAAGCTTTCCCACCACAGAGATCTAATAAAGCTGCTGCCAAAGTTGTTTTGCCACTGTTTATGGGACCTTTGAATAACCAATATCTTTGTTTGGGAACATTGCGCACAACCATCTCTAAATAACCTACTAATAATGCCTCCAAATTTTTGAACAGTACAGAAAACCAAGCCACGCCTGCCATGTGCAACAGAATCCTTTCCTCACTGTAAACATTTCTTAGTTTTTCAAACAACAACAAGAATCTGTCTGCTAAAAGATCTTCCCGTGTAGATGTGGATGCAATGACTCTTCTAACCGCTATAACAGAATCTACAGCTTGCTGACAGATATTTTTTTGATTATGAGCTTCCTTGAAGAGTTTAGCATTTTTATGATGAGCCTCATGGTACTTTACATGGATTGGGTCAGATTGAGAATTACATTTCAAACAAGGAAGGTAAGCAAATTCATTATAATACCCCATAATAAGGTGAACATCCTCAGACCTTATACCCTTCGCAAATTCAGAAACCATCATCCAATTTACTTGCTTTCCCTCTTCCTTTTCCATCTCTGTGAAAAAATCCTCCTTTAAACCTCCTAATATACTTTCCTCTTCTAGTGTAAATGGATCAAGGCATAGAGCTGCATATAGGTGATATTCTTTCAGGACCCCTCTACATAGAATAAAGGAAACAGTGCAGAACCTAGAGCAATAATTGGAAACAGCAGTCACTCTATGCTTGGTTGGAGTAATCATAAAAATCACATTGTATATACCATGACCGTGTCTACTAGCAAAATTGACATGATACTTATCTACTAATTTTCCATACAGCAAAGGCCCTTTTTCCTTAGTTGTATACAAAGCAAATGCACTCATAGTTTTATTACTGAATATTGCCTGACTCAAGAAACTGCGCAGCTCCTCCGGGAATTCTTTGGGATGCTCAGACATTCTTGGCTTCTTTGGTGGAGTTGCTTGGGATAAAGGTGGGCTTCTGCTTCTTGAGTGCGGGGAATCTGGTTTGTCCTGGGAGACGGGAGATTCTGGCGGCATATCTTCCTTACAAGAGAGGTCATCTTCCCAGTGTTGGTTGAAGGTCTCCCACCAATGCTCCCACTGCGAAGTTCCATATGTTGGTATCTGTTAAAGGTAAACATAAGACTTTACTTTTATAATTCACCCCCCCACCTGTACTCACCATAAATGAAGATGATCAGTAGTGACCTGTGAAACAAGGTCTTGCCAGAATAGGAATGAGTTGTACTGATTGTCTAATCCAAACCAATCTCTGAAACATTCATAGCAGTAACATCTGTTCCAAAGCAATTTCTCCTTGTTTTTTCTCCTTTCAGTGTGTCTTCTTCTTAAATGACACATCAGGCAGTAACAGGTCATGGACAGACCATAATTACAAAATCCCCAATTTTTCATATAAAAATGGTCTGCAGATGACTTGTATAACTTGAATTTTACCTCAGAACTACTCCATGAGCTGCATGGTTGAGAGGATTCTCTTAAGGCATCAACCACAACCTTATAGAGCTCATTCATCCTCTTCATTTTGTTCTCATCACCTCCTTTATCTGGGTGGTACTCTTTACATTTTTCCAAATATGCCTTCCTCATAACACTGAAGGCTCCCCAGTATGAGCCATGGAGTCCTAACAGACTCATTAGCTCTTTTTGCTCATCTCTGCTAAGACTGCCTTCCAT